CGGGACGATTGACTGCTGCACGGTATCGACATCATCGCGGCTGGTGAACGTGGTCCCGGCGATCACAATCGCCATCTGCTGAAGACTGAACCAGACGCAAGCCTGCTGGATCAGCACCGCGACCAGCGACACCGCCGCCTGCGCGAGCGTCGCCTGTCGTATCCGGTCGAACTCGTCGCGCGTCGCTCCGGTGATTCTCGCTTGTGTGAAACAGCCCGCCAGTTTCGCCCCGATCTGATTGCTCACGACGTAGCTTTCGGCGTTCGCGATCATATCGCCGCACGCGCGCCGCAGATCGGAGCCAGCCCGGCCCGCAACTTGCGTGTTCGACGTCGCCAGCAACATGGTCCCGGCGAGACGGGCAAAGCCTGCGGCTTCCTTGACGTCGGCGGTCGGGATCATACGGCCATGCCGCTGGCGGCCTTGTCGATCCCGGTCGCGACCGTGGACTGCGTCACCGAGCCCAGTGCATCCGCCGCGTAGTAGACGCCAGCCGCGCTGTCTCTGGTGCCGGTTGCCGGTGCCTGACCGAACTCGATGAAGGACATGTCGAAGGTGCAAAAGCCGCCGAGGCGCGCCTCTTCACTGACTCGATAGCGGGTGCATACGACGTTGAGAATGCCGAGCAACGGCACTTGAAGATCGGCCGCGCCATCGGTCTCCAGTGCCGCGATCAGATTGTCGCGTGCCGGAATGTAGTTCTTCTTGCGCAACGGATCGGTGTCGTCGCGCGGATAGACAATCATGTAGCCCCGCACCGTGAACTCGCGAGCGCGGCGGCCCATGTCTTCGGCGTAGGGCACATTCCGTTTCGGGAATTCATGGTTCACCGTGCGGCGACCGGACTCGCGCACGCCCGTGTCGACATAGAATGGCACGCCCCGAAAGCTGGCGCGCTTGAGATACTGCCGCCACGCGATGCCGGATTGCAGTTGCAGGATCGTGGTATTTGCCGGTGCGGGCGGCGCCCACGCCTGCGAGTCAGCTATTGGTGTTAAGGACAGCGGCATCAGCTACCCCCTCTCATGAAGCTCCGCGCGGTATCGCCAACACTCGGACCCGTGTCGGTCACCAGCATCTGGGTCTGCCGCTGCATCGAGGTCGGCGCGAGCAGATTGTTGCCGGTGTAGTCGACCTTGCTGCCGGGCGGCGCCTTGACGTCGACACTGAGTTTGCCGGTCGAGTTGATGGTGCTGCTGTTCTGCCGGTCGATAGCGCCACGGTCGAGCGCGGCCCGGTCGAGATCGAGACCAATCGGCGCGTTCTGGCTCTCGCGCATGCTGAGCAGCGACGACGGATAGCCGCCGACCTTGGCTACAGGGCTCGCCTCATTCCCGGCGGCTGCAGCAACTTCAGCCTGTCGCCTTTGTCGCCATGCAGCAGAACCGGCGTACCCCCAATCGTTGAAACGCTCGCGGTTGATGTTGACGCCAACGCCGCCCTTTATGTAATTCGGATCGCCTGCGCTGCCTTGGTCGGTATATCCCGCGACGGTGTTGCTGCCACCAAGCGCGGCATCGATGCGCTGGTTCATTTGCGCGGCGAACGCCGGGTTGTTCATCTTGCGCAGATGTTCGTTGATGGCCCCGCTCCGCACCGGACCGTAGAAGCTCTTGCCGCCGCCCGGCGCGCCGTTCTGGCCGAGGATCATGTCGCGCAATCTGAGCGGTGGCAGCCCCCTTCTGGCGCGAGATTCATTCACCAACTCGGTTCGGTTCATCAAACTTTCAGCGACAGCCGGACCGGCGCCGGGATTTTCCGAGCTGATGACCGCACCCAACAATTTGCGCGTTGCTGGGTCTTCCAGCTCCTTCGCAAATCCAGCTCGCTTCCCGGCGAGATAACCAGAGGAGCCAGCACCAGCGCCGCCAGTTTGCCCGGCGGGCACTGTCCCCTGCACATTGCCACCGCTGAAAATCGCCTGCGCATCGGCAGCCGATACACCGCTTTGCGCGGACCCTACGGCTTCACTGCTGGTCTGCGCGGGTCGGCGTCTGCCGGTGTAGTCCGGCACGCCCCCGTTGACGGCATTGCCGCCGACGCCCGGTGTCAGGTTCGAATATCCGCCGCCACCAAAGCCTGCAGCCCCGCTGCCACCGCCGCCGAAGCTCGCAGCACCTCCGCCTCCGCCGGGGCTGTAGGATGCCGGGACGATGCCGCCGCCACCGCCGCGAGAGCCGCCTGTCTGCACATAGCTGGAAAAATCGATCAGCGCTTCATAGACGCCGCTCTTGATGATGGCCTGCGCGCGACCCTCGCCGCTGCTGCCGCCGACACCGCTGTTGAATCCATCGCCGCCGAAGCTGGCTTGATGCAGCAGCGGATGAATGTTGTCGTTGTCGCCGCGATAGTTCGATGGACTTGCCGGTGGGCGCGTCCACTGCCGGAGTCCTTCGGGCGCCCAGCCCCACCCTCCCGGCTTCGGAGCTGGCTTCGCGGCAGACGCGGGAGGCGGCGCGGCGGCTCCGGCTTCAGGAGGCGGCGCGCCAGCTTCAGCTCCAGCTCCAGCTTCGGGTTCACCGCCCTTTCCTCGCAGCTTCTCTGCGAGAGCAAGCAGCGGACCAAGACCGGGGATGGTGACCTTCGCGATACCAGCTAGACTTGTGCCGACCTTCCCCAAGAGTTCGTTGACCGCATGGATGGACCGGCCGATAGCGTCCCAGCCGTCCTTGATGTATCGCATCGTGCCGACAATTGCAGGCAAGCCCCACGCCAGAAATTCATCCTTGATGTCGGCGATCTTCTTGCGGACTTCCGCCCATTGCTCGCCGATCACCCTGCTGTACTTTTCGATTTTTTCCAGCGCCTCCAGCTCTTCCTTCGTCGCCGCCTCAAGCGGCTTGCGATCCATCGCGGTCGGATCGGCGCCCCACATTTTGGCGTAGCGGTTGGCCCATTCGCGCGCCGCTTCCGTGCCCATCCGCTTCTGCAGATCATCGAAGATTTTGATCTGATCCTGACGGATCATGTTCTGCCGCTTGATCGCGTCGGTCTCGCGCACGATCTGGTCGATGCGTTGCGCCGGGATACCCATGCCCAGCATCTGCTGGCGCAACTGCGATCCGCTGACCGAGAGATCGGCCAGCGCCGACTGCATCTGCGCGAGCTGCGCGGTGGTCTGCTGGACCGAGATGCCGAACGCCGCGTTCTGATCGGTCATCGTCTTCAGTGAAGCGAACGTCATCCCCAGCGAGCGCGCGGTCTGACTGAGGCGATACATCTCCTGTCCGAACTTGAACACCGAGATGCCATAGGCCGCGAGCGCGGCGCCGACTGCCGTGATGCCAACCACAAAGCCGCCGAACCCGACGACAGCCAGCCGCATCGACGGCGCAAGCTCCGCCATGCCTTCGCTGATGCCCTTGAGGCCCTGCGTCGTCTCGCGGAGACTGAGCGCAAGCCCCGGGAAGGCCTCCATGCCGCGCCGGGCATTGAGAGCCATCTGGACGAGGCCACGACCTGTTTCCTCGGCCGAGCGGTTCAGCTCCTTCAGTGCCTTGTCGTGACCGGAGAGCTTCGGCGACGCCTGTTGGGCCGCGTTGCCGACTTGCTGCACGCTCGTCGCTACTTGCGAAAACGCAGTGTTGACCTGACCCGCCTGCTGGCTCAGTTGCGTGAGCTGGGTGCGAATGCTGGCGATCCCCGTCGATGCGTTATCGACGAGGTTGACCGTCAGTTTGAGTTCTTCGAAGTCAGGCATCGCTGGAATTTTCGCGGTTCATGATGTGCGCGAGATCGATAGTCCGCTCCAGATGGATGCGAACTTCGCTCAGTCCCATCTCAAGGAAGACAAGCGGCGAGACATGGTAGAATCGCGCGAGCCGGTAGCAGTCGAGAACCGGGACTTCGTTCACCAAGCCGCCGGATCGGGAATAAAAAAACTGCGTAACCTGTAGGCGCAGGAATTCCAGTCGCGCGGGTCCATCATTTCGATGAACGGCTGCAGGATGCCCGACAGCACCGCGATCATCGTCGTCATCTTCCGATCAAGAATGACGACGTCGCCATTCTGGTCGACGGTGCACGGATTGCCGTAGCGGTTGATGTCGCCGCCGGTCGGCTCCCGGAACGTCAGCTCCTTGATCATGTCGCCCTTCGGGCCGCGTATCGCCTTGTGCAACAGTCTGACCTTGACCGGCCATTGGTCTTTGAGCGGCTCCGGATCGGGCGCCACCGGCTCGTGCTCGATGACCGGCGCTTCGGCTTCCGGCTTCTCGTCGACCAGCTCGGCCGTGTCGACGAATCCTTCTCTCCTGTTCGGCTTGTTCATGCTCACTCCCTATTAACCGGCGAAGCCAGCGGTCTGCTGGTTCGATTGCTCGGTGAGCGTCGGCGGCGTGTTGCCGACGATTTCCTCACACCAGATGCCTTCCCAGCGGACGCGCACCTGACCGTCGCGGGTGTTGGCTTCCAACCCGGCCTTGCACGTCGCGCCGATCAGCGAGTAGCTGAAACCGTTGGCGAGCTGCGCCACCACGTTGACGTCGGTCATGCCGTCGAGCGTTTCGAGCTGCATGTCCGGCGTGGTCGAAATGTCGCCTTCGATGTAGGGCACGCGCGGCAGCTCCTGAAAGCCGTGCACGCCATCCTGACCGGCGATCATGGTGCGCTCGACCGGCGACGGACTGACGGTGAAGTTGCCGCGCAACCGAAGCTGGTTACCGGCCACCATCAGAAACGCGATACCAGCGAAT